TCTCAGTCCGGTAATTCCGCCCCATCAGAGCGCCGATGGCGCAGAGGCTGGCGCCAAGCGACAGGAGTGGCTGCGGGCGCCGGGCGGTGGTCAGCATGTAATCCGTCAGATCGCCCACCAGACCATCGGGGATGGCCAGCGAGAACGGCGGCGGGGCTTCGGCTACTGGTAATACGGTTGCCGTCACATCCAGCCTCGCGAGAAGCCCCGCCGCTGGGTGGTTTTCGTCCTCGGATTGGCTGCCGTCCAGGCGAAGGTCAGGCTCAGGCTGCCAGCCGCGTTCCATCGCGAGATGGTAGATCGTGCCAGCACCGATCCGGTCAGGCTTGAAGCTGGCCCAGGCCTTCACCGTGGTGGCGGGCCTATCCTTCGTCGCCTGCGCGGACCAATCAGCGAAAAGATCGGCCCCAGCCTCGCCAAGCGCCCCTTTCAGCGCCATCCCGACACGCATCCAGCTGTCATAGTCCAGCTCCGCGTTTGGCAGCCAGGCGAGTGCAGCCTTGATCGCGGGCAAGGTACCGATCTGGCTGTGGCTGCGCTCGATGTCACCGGCTGGTGCATTGGAAGCCAGCCCCCGCTGGCGCAGCGCTTCCGGCAGCAGCGCATAGGCCTCGTCGAGAAACGCCAGCGCATCCTCAGAGGTGATTTCGGGCAGGTCGGTGATGTCGATATCCGCCAGCCCCTCTTCCGGCCACGCATAGGGCGCACCCGTGTCCGGATGATTGGCGTAGGCCACGAACTGCTGCCCGAGGCAGAGCACCTCCAGCGGATGGCGCTTGATACCCCGGAACGGTGCTGCCGTGCGATAGACCAGCATGCGTTTTGGCGCGCGACCAATACGCAGAGCAGGTGTGTCACCGAGGCGTTCGCGCGCCAGTTTCTCAATCCGCAAGGCAAGGTCAGCGTCATCTTTGATGTCGATATCGACCGCCGCAACAGCGCCGCCGACAATCCCGATGCCGCAATCTGGCCAGCTGGCCCATGTAGCCACTTCGACCTCGGTGGTGCCGCGTTCCGCATGGCGGTTCCATTCAGGATAATCCGCCCAAGCTCCACGCTGGAAGCGGCCAGGTTTTTTCGTGCCGGGGCTGATGGGCAGGATGGCATAGCCATTGGTCACAAGCCGCGCGCCGAAGCGCACCATGAAGGATGTATTGGTCATCAGAAGGGCACCTCGGGGGTCATGGCGTCGAGGCGTGTGCGGTCATGGCCCGCCAGCTCGCGCAAGTGGTCGCAATATCCGGTGACAACCGCATCGATGAAGCGGTCCCACTCCGTCTCAGTAAGGGTGGCGAGATCGGACTTGCCGATGCTTTCGAGATACGCGCCGCCCATCTGGCCGCCGACAGTCATTGCCTGCATCTCATTCGGGGTGGGATCGATCATACCCGTCCTCCCGTGGCAGATGTCCTGACAGACCCGGCTGCAGAGGTGCTTGCGGCTGGCATCGCGGCGCGGGTCCGAGACCCGGAAATTCCGGTCGAACCAGCCAAACCCACAAGGTTGCCGGTGGCAGACGGCGCAGAGGCCGGGAGAACTTTGGCGCATGGGTCAAACCTGTAGCCGGAGACTTCGACATAGCGGCCCGCGGGGCGTACCGAGATTGCGCTGGGGCGCATGAGCTTCGCGGCCTGCAAAATGGCCTCATCCACGCTGAGCGGCACTGGACAGCCCGGGGCGGCGCGCTTACGCCACCATTCCGCCGCCTTTTGGCGCGCATAGCCCTGATGTTCGATGCAGACCCATTCGCTGTAGGACTTGATCCCGCAGCTGTACGTGACCTTCAGCGAGGGTTGCCCGCCCAGCTTGTCGTGGCGGCTGTAAGAGACGCCGTGCACGGGCAGCCATTGTTGCTTTGGCGACAAAACAGGGAGCGTGGCCGCCGTGGGGGCAATTTTCACCTCCCGGGGCGGGAAGACATAGCCGCAATCTGGGCATTCCGCTGCTGAGAGCGCGATGATGCTGTCACATTCCAGGCAGAGCTTGGTCGGGGCCTCACCGCCACCACCTTCGCCCGGGCGTTTCGGGCGCACCAGATCGATCGGCCCGTGGCGGCGGACATTGCCGGCGAAGTCGAGGACCAGACAGTTTTCCTTGCCCGGAGCGAGGCGCGTGCCACGGCCGACCATCTGCACATAGAGACCGGCAGACTTGGTGGGGCGCAGGAGCGCGATCAGATCGACACCCGGCGCATTGAAGCCGGTGGTCAGCACGCCCATCGAGGCCAGCGCGCGGATTTCACCGCGCTTGAAGGCGGCGATGATCGCGTCCCGTTCCTCCTTCGGTGTGTCGCCGAAGATGGTGCGGCAGGTGATGCCTTGGCGGGCGAACTCTTCGGCCACATGGCGGGCGTGTTCGACGCCTGAACAAAAGGCCAGCCAGGACTTCCGGTCACGGCCATGCGCGATGATTTCGGCGACGGCCGCGCAAGTGATGGCCTCCTGATCGACCGCCGCTGCCAGATCACGCTGGATGAAGTCGCCTGCGCGGGTGCCGACCTTCGAGACATCGAGCCGCGTGGCTGGCTGTTTCGACACGAGCGGGCTCAGATAGCCTGCGTCGATCAGATCGCGCACCGGGGCCTCGAACGCGATGTCGGTGAAGAGCGCGTTCTTGCCCTCGTGCAACATGCCACTGTCGACCCGGAACGGCGTGGCCGTCAGCCCGATCACTTTGAGCGCTGGATTGATGCGGGTGAGGCCATCAAGGAAGCGGCGATACATCGTGCTGGCATTGCCAGGGATGAGATGGGCCTCATCGATCAGCACGAGATCCGTGTGGCCGATCTCAACCGCGCGGCGGTGGATCGACTGGATGCCTGCGAAGAGGATCTGCGCCCTCGCCTCGCGCTTGCCGAGGCCCGCCGAATAAATGCCCGCTGGCGCATCAGGCCAGAGGCCGATCATCTCGGCATGGTTCTGGGCGATCAGCTCGCGCACATGGGTCACGATCAGAATGCGCTGGTCAGGCCATGTCTTCAGCACGCCTTCGATGAAGGCGGCCATGACGAGGGACTTTCCTCCTGCGGTCGGGATCACAACGCAGCAATTCCCAGATTTCTCAGCGTAGTAATCGTAGATCGCGGTGATCGCAGCCTGTTGATAGGGGCGTAGGGTCAGCATGGCGCAGCCTCCGTTGTGCGGGCGTCGTTTGCCCAGGTCGAGCCATCGGCCATGCGGTAGGTGACGACATCGTCGCCCGCGTCGATGACATCGCCCGGAACGAGATCGGGGATGAAGAGGTGGCGGTTGCAGGCCGCGCGCTGTTCGAGCGCTTTCAGCATCCGGTCATGACGGGCACAATGCCAGCCGCCCTCAATTGGGGTGGAATGCAAACAGGACCGGCAGGTCACCGCGCCCCCACCCCCCTCATGGCAAGCGCCATGGTGATCGCAGAACCGGCATTCGAACCAGGTCGGGTCTTCGCTGATCCGCGCGGGCGGATGCTGGGCGAAGATGATGCGCCCTGCCTTCTCCAGCAGACGCTCGGCCATGGCACTGTCGGCCTCGATCCGCTCGATATGCAGTGCGTCAGTGTCCTTGCAGACTGCCACATAAAGCGCGCGGGTGATCCCCGTCAAATGCATGTAGATCTGCATCTGCGCAGCATGCTGGGGCTTGGCCTGCACCACACCTTTGGCGGTCAGCTCAGTGAAGCTTTTGACCCCATAGGTCTTGAACTCGAGCACATGCCAGGTCTTCGGGGCCTCCAAGAGCCCAAGGGCAACGCCATCGAGCGACCCACCGAAATGGCCGCCATGGGCCTCGACGCGGAACTGGCGGCCGGTTTCCGGATCAACCTCGAGCACCGTCGCGCCAGTGGCGCGCAGATTGCGCACGAGCCGGTCCTCTTCCAACTGCCCCGTCTCGAAAAGGCGCAGCAAGCGGCCGGAATGGCGCGAAGGCGTGATCCAGCGGAAATCATACCAGAGCGCGCGGGCACAGGATTTGCCGATGATTGAGGCGCCGAGATGGTCGCGGAAACCATCGCCCTGGCGGGCCTCATAATCGGCATAGATCGCCATCAGCGTCGGAGTGGGGACTTCGGGGAGCTCGGCCATCACAAACCCTCCCCTTCACTGCGGGCTTGCGCTTCGGCCAGAATGGCTTCCCAGGTCTCCGGGTCATGGCGTTCGCGCAGGATGCCGATCAGGGCGTCCTTGAGCTTTTCGCGGCGCCGGCGGCCGGTGCCTTGGGCCAAGAGTTCCGCGCGCTCGCGGCTCAGATGCCGAAGCGCCGTGCGCGCCCGGTGGAACCAGTCGGGGTCGATGGGCTTATGACCCCGCTGCCGCGCAAGGTCGGCCGTTGCGATCTGCGTGCGGATCTTGGCAATGGCATCGTCGAGTTCGATCAACCGGCGCTGATCATCAGGCAAGCCGGGGCTGGTCGCAGCCACAGGGGCCGCGTTGGTCATGTCAGTCATGGGAGTATCCTCAGGTTGGGTTGTGCGCTGCCCCGTCAACAAGTCAGGGCAGCGCGAAGGCTCAGCTTTTCTTGTTCCAGGGCGCAGAGGCCATTTTGGGCGGCACCGAAGAACCGGCTGGGTCAGACACAGGCTTCGCCGTGCGGATAGCCGGGGCTGCGCTCTTTTCGAGCGGGAGATAGGCAATCGCGTTGCTCTCGCCGTAGCCATTCTTCGGCGGACGGATCTTCACCTGGATCGTCATCGGGATCAGGTGCAGCTCCTCGCTGTCGCTGACATGCATCCGGCCCGTGGCGTGGCAGATGGCCGAAAGCGTTCGCTGCGCGATTTCCACCGTCGTCGGGTTCGGGTTCACCAGGTTCAGCTGGTCGAAGATTTTCCTACCCTTCTGCTCACCCTCGAGAATGTCGATCATCAGCCAGAGGAACTGGCCCATGCCATTCTTGGTGACGCGCATCTCGCTCTCGACGATCTGGGCGCGATATTTGCCGGCGGGCAGAAGCTCGTAGGCGGTGGTGGGCTCAATGCTGGTCGCATCAAAAGAGGTGTCAAAACGTGCCATGGTCTTATCCTTTCAAGGCAATCATTCAGGTTGGGGCATGGCTGCGAGGAACTCTGACCACTCAAGCGGCA